CTATTTATGTTAAATGAAGGCAAACCAAATAGAAAATTACAACTTCAGTACACAGAGCTTCACGGCTCCATCCACGACAACCCCGAATTAATAGATTAATTTTTAAATCATATAATAATCAAATTGATTGCATTAAAATCATATTGACTATATTTGTATCTGTATGGAACAAGAAAACAAAATAGCATTAAACGACAAGCAAGAACGCTTCTGTTATGAGTATTGCATTGACTTCAACGCAACTCAAGCTGCTATTCGTGCCGGATATTCTGAAAAGACTGCAAGACAAATTGGTTCCAAATTATTGACAAATGTTGACATTCAAAGAAGAATCAAGGAGTTACAAGCAGATCTTTCAAAAACTTCTGGAATATCTGCATTGAAGATTGTTCAGGAACATGCAAAGATTGCTTTCTCCAACGCTTCCAAGTTCAGAGATGGCTGGATGTCAATGAAAGAGTTTGAGGAGTTATCAGAAGAGGATAAATCTTGTATTCAGGAAGTCCAGACAAAAACAACAAAAAAATGGATTGGAGATATGGAGATTGAAGAAGAGTGGGTTAAAGTCAAACTCTATGATAAACAGAAGAGCCTTGATAGTCTGACTAACATACTTGGATTCAATTCTCCGGTCAAAACTGAGAACAAGAATGAGAATCTGAATCAGCAAATCATAATCCAAAAAACTTATGCAACTGACAGTCAAACAGACTAAGGCATTTGACTATCTGACAGAACCGGAATGCTCTCATATATCTGAAGTATTGTATGGAGGAGCTGCTGGAGGAGGAAAATCAATGCTTGGTGTTCTTTGGATTGCAAGTCAAGCTTTAGCTTATGCTGGTACACGTTGGGTTATTGGCCGTAACTCTCTCAAGACATTAAAAGAAACTACTCTCAATTCGTTCTTTGATGTAGCAAGAAAACTTGGAATTGCTTACAGATATGTTGAGAACAAAGGAATATTCTTTCCAAACGGATCAGAGATTCTTCTCAAAGATCTTGCTTTCTATCCATCAGATCCAAACTATGATGAATTAGGATCTCTTGAAATAACCGGAGCATTTGTTGATGAGTGCAATCAGATAACAAAAAAATGCTGGGATATTCTCAAGTCCAGGATCAGATATAAACTTGATGAGTATGGATTAACTCCTAAAATAATGGGATCCTGTAATCCTGCTCGGAATTGGGTATATGATGAATTCTATCTTCCAAACAAAGAAAACAGAATTGAATCATACAGAGCATTTGTTCAAGCTTTAGTTGATGACAATCCTCATATATCAAAACATTATGTTGAAAATCTTGATCGATTAGATGAAGTAAGCAGGGAACGCTTGAGAAAAGGTAATTGGGATTATCTGGATATCACTGATAAATGGTCATTCTCTTTCAGGCCTGATAAACATATTGGATCATGTACTCTGAACAGAGAGGAAACAGTTTATCTTTCTTTTGACTTCAACCGGAATCCAATTGTTTGTACTATCTATCAGCATTACAATGATACTATCTATTGTCTTGAGGTTATTGATATTGATGATTCAACTATATATCGCTTATGTGATGAGATTATTGAAAGATATCCGGATTGTTTCTTTGTTGCTACTGGAGATATATCTGGAAAAGCTAAAACAACAGTATCTCAACTTAACAATTGGGATATCATCAAGTATTCTTTGGAGCTATCCAGAAATCAATTGCAATATTCAGGAGCAAATCCTCCATTAGCAGAAAGCAGACAATTAGTCAATGCCATGCTTGAACAGTACAATATTGTTTTTGATAGTGATAAATGCAAGCCTTTGATATTTGATTTAATGGAAGTTAAATCAGATAAGGAAGGAAAGCCAATCAAGAATGATAGAAAGGATCCTACTCAAAGAGCTGACTGTTTAGATACGTTCAGATATTACTTGCATCGATTCTTCAAAGATTACTTAAAATATTTTGCAGCAGCATAAAATAATCTCAATGATTATTATAAAATCAATTTGATTAGTATATTTGTAAGTGAAACTATTATAATTAATTCATATGGCAAAGAAAGCAAAGCAATGCAGTAACTGCGAATTCTGGAAAGGATCGGATCCTCAAAGAAATCTCTGTTCTGAAGTGAAAGTTGGAACTGATGTATTCATAAGTGGATCATATCTTCTGACGGCTTCAAATTTTGGATGTTTCAAATTTAAAGAAAAGGAGGTAAAAGATGATACAATATCTGATACAGACGCTTCTGACGGCTCTGATAATTAGTATGTGTTGTGTTGCAGTTCATGTAACAACATGGAAAGGAATGATCCTCCATTCAGCTTCTATATCTGTTGAGAATAAAATCTCATTGATATTCCAGAGAGCTTTTTGCATGTCCAGAACAAAATCATTAGAACTCACATTGTTCTTGATGAAGCCTATTTATAGATGTATGATTTGTATGAGCAGTATATGGACAATTCTGTTCTGGTTCTTTTGGAACTTCAATCTTGGATTAATGATATTGGTTGTTTGTGGGATTAATACTGTCTTAACTTCTCTAATATCAAATATACTCCCGGATGAATAGAAAGATAGCTTATACAAGTCTTATTTGCTTGATTCTCTTTTTCTGGATCATCTATCCTTACAAGTGGATAAAACAGGCCGTATTCAATCTTAGGAAGGAGAAAGCTATTCAGCAAGCTAAAGAATTAAGTTTTGAGAAAGGTCATAAGTTCTTTGTGGTTCAGAATGGGATCAAATTCATTGTTGGAGATAAGAAATACTTCAGGACAATGAATACTAAATACAAAAAGAGCGTCAAAGGAACTTCAATCTTTTTCGACTACAGAGAAGCAATAATATTTACAGCAAATGAAAGAATTACTAATAGCTAACGGATGGGAACATTTCAAAACGGGATGTCCCTGCAATGGTTCTCCACGTTTTTATAAACATTTGGGGCATTTTAACTATGTAGTAATCGTTAGGAATAACAGGTTCTCAATAAAAAAAGGGAATAATGTAATAGTAGAAGATAAACCGGAACAATTTAAACAGACTTTAGAAAAATATGAACTTATTAAGAAAGATACAACAGAAGATAAGGACATGGAAGCATAACCGGAGAGACCCGAAGAAAGTATTTCCATATACAAGTCATATTATAACGCATGCTTTCACAGTTGCTGGAGTTGATTACTATCAGTTTGATGATATATTCAATCTACCTTTCGAGCGTGGTCTTATGGCTCTGGCCATTTACGAAGAAACAAGGATGAATTGTAATAGAGAATATATGGAGAAGCATGTGGAGGTAATGCATGAGCTTTTACACTCAAGAAATATAGATATATTCAAGATGGAACAACTCAATGAACAATTGAGAGAAAGATTAAACATATCATTCAACACATCACTACTATATAAGCTTGCATCGGTTGTTTTCTTTGATAAGAATGAAAATCCATCATTATATGAACCTGAATATTGTGATAAAAAAATTGAATTCTGGAAGAAACATAAAGGAATGACGGATTTTTTTTTGCAAAAGCCGTTACTGGAATTAATTCCGTTTTTGCAGAATGTAGACTTCGATTTGGAAACGTATTCGGAGATAATCGACAAAGTAGACAAGATTCATTCGGAGCGTTTACGGCTTTCCAAGTCCAAAAACTGATTGATTCATTTGAAGATTGGAAACTAATTCTGATAGAAAAGAAAGTTGATCTATCGACTCTTACTATTTATGAATTCTTCTTCCAACTTAATAAAGCCCTGAAACCTCAATCTCCCACTAAATATAATGGCTAATGTATTAATTAATTTTTCTGCTGATACCGGAGGATTAGATGAAGCAAATAGAAAATTAGAAGAACTCAAAAAAAGAGAACAGGAGCTTATTGCCGAAGTTGTAAAACTAAGACGAGAGCAACAGGCTGCACAATTAAATGCTAAAAATACAAGTGATCAGTCGAAAGCGACTCAAGAATACGGAAAACGGATTCAAGAGGTACGCAATCAACTTAATCAAACAAAAAAATCTATTGATCAAGTTTCAAATTCCCAGAAAGAACTCGAAAAAAACATATCTTCCGGAGTCATAGAAGGATCTTTCAGAAAGGTTAGATTGGCATTGGAAGAACAATTACGCTTAATGCGTTTAAATGGAGAAGAAGGATCTGAAAAATACGAACAATTACGACAAAAATTAACTGAATTAAATGTTGCTCAACGTGAAGTTACAGCAGAATTAAAACAACAATCTTCAGCTACTTATGTATTTGATACTATTCTTCAAGGAACCCAACTTGCAACAGGAGGAGTATCAGTATTAACAGGAGCTTATGCTTTATTGGGTACTGAAAATAAGGAAATACAGCAACTGATGTTAAAGCTCAATGCTTTAACAACTATCAATACAGGACTTCAACAAGTACAGAATGCTGTAATGGGAGAAGGAAATATTATTCAAAGAGTTTCTATACTACAAACAAAAGCAAAAACTGTTGCTGAAGCATTGTCGACCAAAGGGACTATTGGAGCTACTATTGCACAAAAGGCTTTTAATGTAGTTGCAGCTATGAATCCGTACTTATTGTTGTTTTTGGCTATTGGCTCCGTTGTTGGGGCGTTATATCTATTTTCAGGTAATACTGAAACTGCTGCTGAAAAACAAAAAAAATTGAATGATCTTGTTAAAGAATCTATTGATCTAAAAGATAAGTACGCGAATGAATTAAAAAAGCGAGGAGATGAGAGTATCGCATCTTTACAACGTGAATATGATCTGATGAGGGCTAGTGGTGCTAGTGAGGCTCAATTGGCACTAAAACAAAATCAGATTGATCAGGAACGCATCAAAAATGCTAATACAATGGCAGCATATTACAAAGAAGAAATTGGTGCTATCGAAAGGAATCAAAATGCTGTTGATAAATACACAAAAGGCATTGCAAATATGAATGCTGCTATCTACGAAGCTCAAAAGAAAGGCTTAAAGAAAACAACATTTATGTTTGATGGTAAAGTTCAAAAAATAAATATTGATGAAAAAGCAATTGAAACAGCAAGAGAACAATTACAGCAAGGTCTTGATATTTCCACTCTCAGATTAAATCAAGGAAGAACAGCTCTTAAAGAACAACAGGATGCTATACAGGAAGAGCAAAAGAATAGAGCAGAGGCAAATCAAAGAGCTGCTGAAGCCGGAAGAAGAAGTGCCGTTGCGATGGCAGAATATAGAGTTCTCATAACAAAAAAAGGAAGCCAGGAAGAATTAAATGCTCAAATTGCTGCACTTGAAGCAAAAAAACAGGCAGATATTCAAAATGCGAATATAACGAAAGGGGAACGGCTCCGGATCACTAAAGAAACAGAACTTCAAATTCAACAACTCAGAGATGATTATAATAAAAAACAACTTCAAGATGAACTTGAATTGATTAATGCAGGACTATCTGCAACAAAAGAGGGAACTCTTGAAGAATACAACCTAAATATAAATAGATTGGCTCAACAAAAGAAAATTGAGCTTGCTGATAGAAATTTAACAGTTAATCAGAAACTTGCTATTGAAGCTAGATATAATAAAGATGTTGAAAAACTTACCGATGATTACCTGAATAATGTCGCTGAAACGGAAATAAACGTTCAGTTATCCACTATAAAAACAAGATTAGCTCAAGCAAAATCGGGAACAGAAGAGGAATATTCTCTCAGGATTCTTCTAGCTGAAGAAAATGCTCGTTTACAAAAACAAGATGTCGATAATACTATCAAAAACGAGGAATTAAAAGCTGCAAGGATAAAAGAAATAAATGCAGAATTAGCTAAAGAGAGAAAAGAAATTCTATCGGAACAAGATTCTACTAGTATTCAGAAGCAAGCCGATAGGGAAACCCTCATTGTATCTCAACAATATGAGAAGGGTAAAATATCAAAACGTGCTTACGAGAATGAACTGAGCAAAATTACTATAGATTCACTCAACAAACAGATTGAAGCCAGAAGAAAGAATGGAGAAGATACAATTGATCTGGAACAGGAACTGGCAAATGAAAGAATTAATATAGCTCAACAGGAAGCTGAAGCAAGAGCCGCTATTCAGGAAGAGTTATTCAATACAATATCTACATTTGCGAGTCTTAGTTTTGACAATCAGAAAGCAAGGATTCAACAAGAGCTTGCAGATCTTGACCACTATTATACTACAGACGCTGAAAAAGCTAAAGAAAACTCTAATTTAAAGCTTATTTCTGAAGAAGAATATAACAGAAGACAACTTGAACTGAAACGTAAAAATGCAAAAGCAGAAAAAGAAGAGGCATTATTTAACCTCTTTCTTACAAGTGGACAAGCTATTGCCCGGGCATTTAAAGATTATCCTTTTCCTTTTTCGGCAGTTATAGCTGCTCTTGTTGGAGTACAAACATTAAGGCAGTATAATGCGATTCAATCAAAAGCACTTCCTAAATATTGGAAAGGTCGTAAAGGTGGTAAAGGAGAACATGCTCTGGTAGGGGAATATGGTCCCGAAATAATGTGGATTCCTCAAGGTTCTTCAATTATGCCTGCTAACGATTCATTTAAGGCTCTAAATGGAGATATGTCTGTTATGTCTAAATGGAATATGCCGGCAATTAATCCGTCTTATCCTGTTGCACCTGCGATATCTCAACAATTAGTTACTGATGCCCGTAATTCATACTATAACGAAATAGATTATGATAAGATTGGCAGATCGGTAGCTAAATATCAAAAGCCTTCTCCAGCTCCAAAAGTGAATGTCTCTTTTGATAAATCCGGATTATCTGTTACTAATGGGAATAGGACTACAACATATCTAAACACAAGAGGACATGTATAAATACTATCTGATTTATAAAGAAGTAAAATCCGAAATTGGAGAAGAGCCTATTGGATGGGATGGTTTTGAAACAACTATTGGCCGGAATGATAAATCTCATGGAATAGGAATTGAGTATGCTGATTTAGAGTTGAGATTCTATGATGATATTTCCATTGCAATATTGAAAGATACTTATGCTGAAGATATAGATAATCAAGTTCTTTTTATTGTTGAATATGATGATATAGAAGAATACAGAGGAGCTATTGACTTCAAAACATATAGTGAAGTTTATGATGGTTATCATTATGTTGAGGCTAAAATCGGAGATATAGGAATTGAAACAACCTTCTTTAACAGACAAGATCAAAAAGTAAATCTTGATTCTTTAGAAGGATTTGATGGAGCTGTCCTTCCTGAATATCCATTCCTACATAAAGAAGTTACTCTTCCTGCTAAAGATTTGCTATTTACAAGTGATACAAAAACTGAAAATGATGAAATATCTGTAATGGGAGGAGAACCTCTTGATAACCAAAACAGAGTTTATAAAATACCATGTGGAGCTGTTAATCTTTCAGAAATAGCATCTATTAACTCAGAAACTCAATTGAGAGAAATAATGATTGTTCCAAATGGAGGAGGTTGGGATCATTATACATTTAGTTATAATGATGCCATATTTGTTTTTGATCAACAATCTGGTTTTAAAGATACAGAAACTTTTAACCTGAATATTAATTTATCTTTAAACATATCAAAAGGAGAAGCATCAGCATTTATTCGGATAACAGGATATGTTCTTCTTGTTGATTCCAATGGAAAGATGAAAGAAATATTAAATATTGCTTCATTAACAACAGTTACTGATTATAATTTAATATATAATTCTCCAATAACAATGGATAGAGGAGAAATGATTGCTGTTATTATAAATGCATTTTCGATAAGAACTTATGATTTTGAGTACACAACTAAAAAAGGATCCTTTTTTTCATTGCAATCTCTTAATAAAACTGAAGATACAACTGCAAACATATCTCTTATCCATGAATCATTATCAAGAATAGTTGAAGCAACTACAAATGGAGCTATAACTGTTAAATCTGATTATTATGGAAGAATTAATTCTAATGTAAATCCTGTTCAACAAGATGGAGAAGGATCGTTAAAAGCAATAACGACAGGATTAAGGATCAGAAAAGCGTTTAATGAAGATGGGACTGAAACACTGTTTTCATTGTCATTTTCTGATATATTCAAGGGAATACAACCAATCGATAATGTTGGATATGGGTTTGTATGGGAAAATGATGAAAGATTCCTAAGAGTTGAGCCTTATCAATGGTTTTATTCTGACAATACAGTTATTCTTGAAATAAATAATACAAAAAGTAAAAAAACAACAATCGATACAAATAATCTATTCTCATCTTTCAAAACAGGGTATAAAAAGTTTGAAACAGAAGGAGTAAATGGATTAGATGCTTTTCTGACAGAAAGAGAATACAGGACAAGATCAACTGTTGCTTCAACTAAACTTGAACAAGTAAGTGAATTTGTTGCTGATACATATGCAATTGAAGCTACAAGAAGATTAGCTGATGATATATCAACAAAAGACTGGAGATATGACAATGAAACATTTGTGATTCAAATGGCTAAAAACGAACAAGATTATGTTGTTGAACTTGGGGTTGTTGATTCATCGGGAATAATTGCTCCTGAATCATTGTATAATGTTAGGATATCTCCTGTTAGATGTGCCATAAAATGGCTTAATAGAATATTCGGATGGAGTAATAAGCAAGAAGAGCTTATATTCACATCCGGAAAAGGGAATATAACCGCAAAGACTAGAATCGGGGATGAATTTCAACTGATAGGAGAAAATGACAACTTGCAAAGCGTACCTTCTATATTAAAATCAGAATTTACAGAATTTGAATATCCTATTTCAATAGATGAATACAATGTAATTGTAAGAAATCCATACGGAATTATAATGATGGATGGTTATCCTTATTATTTAAATGAAATGAAATATAAATGGAAAAGTAGGATTGCAACTTTTAAAGTAGTTCCCACAAATATTAATTAATTTTCTTATATGAATGAATATTTTTTGATGGACTTGTTGATTGCATAGAAAGAGAATCACTACTTAAATAAAGAATGTACTGAGTGTTTTCTACATACTGATCAAGAACATTATACTCTCCATTATTAATTGAAACAGTTTGTGATTGTATTTTTAATTTTGTATCTGTCTTAAAAAAATAATTTCTAATATTTAAAGTATACATCACTTCATAATCATTCTGCGAGATAAATTTAACAGCTTCAATCTTTCCTGTTTGATCAGAATTAAATGTATATATTGCCCCATTTTTAGGATAATCATTATCATTAAATGAACGCTTCCAAGACCCAACAATATTTTTATTAAATTCTGCGTCATCGTCAGAACATGATAATAATACAAAACAAGCGAGTAGTACAATTAATAAAAATTTTATATTCATGATTTAATATATTTGTAATTTATATAAGACAAATATTATACTAAAAGGTTTAATCAAATGCAAAATAAAATAAATTTTATGGATTCGCAATATTAAGTCTAATCCGTACGGATTAAAGAAATAGACTTTGATCTTCTTAAATGTATGGCTAAATTCCAATTGATTGCAAAAAAAGAGTGATTAATTAATCACTCTTTTTATTATAATTTTCAATCTATTTTTTGATAAATAATTTTTTCCTGTTTAAGATATCGACTGTCAGCGGTATAAACTATTACATCTCGAAATTTAATGTCGCCATCAATCTGCCTTTCATCTTTTACAACTAAAGAATTGCCATCTTTGTCTTTTATCGTTATCCTAAAAGAAGATGGATCTTGTATAACTGATATAACATTCGCTTCTGTCGTTGACTGAATATTATTAACTACAGTATCAACACTAATTGCAGACAGATCATTTGAATTTAAAGTTGATACAGTCCATGTAGTTTTCCATTCATAAGAAGGATCGTCATCATCCGAACAAGATAACAAAATGAAAGATATAGATAATAAAAGCAAAGAGAATTTTAGTTTCATTTGAAATAGTTTTTAAATTAATTGACTGCAAATATATACTTAATTTGTTTGCAGTCAAAATATTGCATAGACAACCATTATAATAAAGGTATACATTATTATCTGATTTTGCATATTCGAGGGTAATTTGGGCAATTCCACGAGTACCACCACCTTTGCCTCGCTTAATTTTTAAAAGGTAATTTTCGGTTACCTTTTGGAATTTAGATAAAGCGCTAATATAAATTAATCTTTAAGATTGTTTTAAATTCAAATTGAGTATATTTGTATGTAAAATTTCATGTTATGGAAAAGGAAAATGACTTAATTTTAAATGGCAAAGCTTTAAAATATATATTAGATGAAAAGCTTGTAGAGAATTTCATTTATAAAGAAGTCATTAAGAACGAAATAAAAGCTAAGAAAAGGAGCTTCATATTTATTCTCATAGCTTCCATAATGATATTATTAGAGCTATTATTGATATTCCTATACTTATGTAAGTAATCCATTTATTTCTTTTAATGCTTTTAATTTCTAATTTCAACTTATCTATTTCCAATATTGTTTTGTTATTTTCTTCATTTTCTTTTTGCAGCTGTCTATTTTGCTTATCAAATATGTTTTGTAAGTAGTTTAAATTTAATGCTTCCTTAGTTTTCTGAATAGACATAATACCACCTTCTTGAATAGATTCCTTTACATATCCAGCATTTAGTAATATGCACTTCAATTTATACGCTTCATCTTTACTAATATTTAATAAATGTTGAATTTGCTTAGGTAGCAAAACATTTCGTTGAATGAGAATATCTAGTATTTTATTTAATTTATCAATATCCTCCTGAGAAACAGAAGTAAGATCTTTATCTTCCATATTCAATTTTTAAAACAAGCAAACTTAAAGTAGTCAAAAAGAATATTTAATATTCAAATAGACTGTAATTGTTTGATTTACAATGTTTTGATGTAAAATTAACAAAATAATTAATATATTTGCATTAGCGAAATACATTTTATCAATGGTAGATTGAATCTACCATACTCCTAAAGGAGTATTTTTTTATTTATAGGTGCATCTTACTTTTGTATATACAAAATAAGACGGCTGTCTATCCCAAACTTTTCATTCGGTTTACCGTTGATCAGTGTATTTCGCGATACGGGATATGGCAGCCGTTCTACGTTCTACTCCAATTGAGTTATTTTCTATAAACATTTTTTGCTCTTATTTTGTACTGGTTAAATAATTATCGGTATATTTGCCCTCGCATGATACTTACTTTTCTTGGGCAAATAATCTAAAGTTATTTAAACAAGATAAAAGGCAACGCCTCTATGGTGGTTAGAACGAAAGAACTAACGACTTCACGCCCTGCGTAAGTGTCATGCACACCTACGGGGGCGTTGTTCTTTTATAATAAATTCTTATCAATATGCATGACAATAAGAAATTAGTAACCATTCAAGAAGCTAAAGCAGTAACATCATCGCTGCAAGTTGCACAAACATTTGGGAAAAATCATCGAGATGTATTAGAATCCATTAGAAATTTGGCTGCGGAAAATTCCGCTACCAAAACTTACTTTATTGAAAGCGAGTACGAAAACAGGGGCAAATGGTATCCCATGTATGTAATGAATCGTGATGGATTTTCCCTATTAGCTATGGGCTTTACCGGCAAACGAGCTTTGCAGTTTAAGCTTGACTACATTAACGCTTTCAACCAGATGGAACAATACATCAAAAATGAAAGAGTAAATCAATTGGATGTATCCAAAAACCACAAATCAGAAAAGATCAGTGCTGAAAGTATGAGAAGGAATCTCCGGATAATGCACGAACAGTTATTTGCAAATATGGATAATATGGGAATGCTTTTCAATCCTGTTTTTATTCAGGTAAATTCTTTTACATGGGATGAAACAAGAAGTGTGAGAGCTAATATCAGGGAGTTTATCAATAACTATTATCATCTCGCTCTTGGATCAGCAAGGCTTCTCAAGGAGAAAACAATCAGAGAGAATGAATCTAAAAAGATGATTGAATACTTTCAATGTGAATCTTCTCTTTATAAAATGAAATATGAAACTCAATCCGATATCTTAAAACATAAACAGGATATTGTTAATCTGTTGTTTGATGAATTAAGGAAATAATATTGAGTAGTTATGGAAAATAATGTATTATTTCAAACAATATCCGATGCTTGTGATAGGGGGATTATCCAATCGGAACAGCTAATTAAGTTAGCAATCAAGATGCAAGGTAAACAAGTAAATGCAATGACTAATATGGTTGATGAACTGTGTCAAACATCGAAACAACCGAATCCAAAATGCAAGGTAGTAAAGTTTATACCTAAATACTGATTATTAAGCCTCCTTTCACATGGAGGCTTTTTTATGCAATTTATACAATCCATTTGATTACAATATAATCTAAATGATTACATTTGTGTAATTTATTTAATTGTTATGGTTTCATGTCCTGAATATTCATTTGTTGAATTCAACGATGATCTTGATGATTGTTGTTGTGATATACCATTGGAAGTTGCTGAAGCGTCTGATTTATCATTTTATGCTTCATCAGATAATATTACAAAGTTATGTTTATGCAATGTCTCAGGAGATATTATTCTTGAAATGGATATTCAAAATGGATGGATTATTCCAAACATTGATTTGTCTGAATATCTTGCTTGTGATGATTGTTTCAGGTTTCTGATTATAGATAATAATGTAAATTATTATTCAAATATTTTTCAATACAATATAAAATCAGATAATCCTCTGGTAAAATATAGCAGTCCAAACACTTCTTTCTTTCCATTTACAGAAGGAAAGTTCAATTCAATTAGACTTCCTATTGAAATGATTAACCGAAATCCAAAAACAGAAACAGAAGAATATGTTGATGCAAATGGACGAATCCACAATCCTTATAAATTGAGGAGAGATGTTTATGATTTGAATGTAGATTATTCTCCGGTTGATTTTCATAAGAAAATACAAGTCATGTTTATGCATGATGTTATTATTGATGATATTGATGTAAATGAAACAGGAGATTACCAGATCAATTATGATGAATCCATTTTTGAGAATGGAACATATTTATATAGAGCATCAACAGAAGCATCTGAACAAAAGATACTGTTAATGCGAAATTACTAAAAGGTCAAATGACAATACAAAAACATAAAACAATGAATGTATATGTTGTATGCCTCCAGAAATAACTGCTGAATTTATCAGAACGGCTTTAAATTACAGACATCCTAATTATGCTCTAACTATTAAGCTGGCTGAATCAATAAAGATTCATGCTGAAGGATTGTTTCCGGAAAAGCTTATTGCAGAAAGAAGGCCTTCTGAATCCAAGGAAACTTTTGAATATCGTAAAAAGATATATGAACCGATTACAAAAGAATCAATTGGAAAAGTATTCACTGAACTTCAAAAAATAAGGAGATCACAGGACTGGAATATATCTTATAATGATGATGAGATTCCAAAGATTATTGCATCTGATGAAACTTTAGAAGTATATTGTGAAGAAAACTATCCTGGATTCTCTTCTCTTACTAATTGGGCGTTTGCTGAACTATTGAGAAGATATCTCATAGATGCAAACTCTATCATTGCAATGGTTTTTAAAGAAGCCCCTGTAAGCCTGAATGAGTATTTAAAACCAATCATTGAAGTATTCTCTTCAGATCAGGTTCTTGATTTTGTAGAAGGAGAATATGCAGTATTGAAAAGTGCTGATAAAAATGTTTATAAGGCCGGAAACAACAGAATCTATCAAGGAGATATCATTTATATCATAACTACAACTCAAATACTCAGATACAAGCAAGTAACAGGAAAATATGATATGGAGCTTGATCTGGAGTACAATCATAATTTTGGATATCTTCCAGCATTCAAAGCAGGAGGAGAATATAAATGCAGGATAAATAATGATACTATCTATGAAAGTAGGATTCATTATATGGTTCCAGAGCTGGATGAAGCTGTTAGAGAGAACTCAGACTTGCAAGCAGAAATTGTTCAGCATATTCATTCTGAGAAGTATTACTATACAAATTCTGATTGTCCTGATTGTAATGGAATAGGAAAGCATAAAGACAAGAAAGCATGTTCAAGATGTAACGGATCTGGCAGGATAACTAATGTTTCTCCATATGGAGTTTTCCTTGTTGATATGGCCAAAGCTGGAGAACAAAATGTTCCTACTCCTCCAATGGGATATATTCAGAAAGATACTACAATAGCAAAACTTCAGGATGAGAGAGTTGAAAAACATCTTTACAAAGCTCTTGCTTCTATCAATATGGAGTTCTTATCCAAGGTTGCACTCAATCAATCAGGAATAGCAAAAGAAGTTGATAGAGATGCTCTAAATACCTTTGTTAATTCCATTGCTGAAGATATTGTGAGGATTCTGGACAAGATATATAAGTTTATTTGTGATGCAAGATATTCTGTTATTATACCTAATGAACAGGAAAGGGATAAATTGCTTCCATCAATAGCAGTTCCGGAGAAGTTTGATATACTCAATTCAAGCTACTTCATGGATGAGATTGTAAAATCTGATGGAAAAGTAAATCCATATCTGAAAAAGAATCTTGAGATAGAGTACACAAGAAAAAGATATAATGCTGATCCGGAAAAAGCAGATGAATTGCAGTGCATATTTGATTTGGATCCTTTCTATGGAAATACTCAGGATGAGAAAATGACAATGCTTTCCAATGGAGGAATAACAGAATTGGATTATGTGATCAGTTGTAATATTGTCCAACTGGTAAATCTGGCCATAAATGAACATGAAAGTTTTATCCGGAAAACATTCAGAGAAAAAAAGGAAATTATAAAATCCTATGCTCAAGCAATTATTGCTGAGAACACACCTCAAAACACTATCAAAAAAGATCTGAATGGAGAATGATCTCCAGAAAATCCTGAAGATAATAACTAATGCTCCGGATAAGTTTATAGATCAATTATCCAAAACAGAACAAAAAGTATATCAGAAAGTTCTCTCAATAATTAAGGACTTGGATATTGATTCATCCGATAACATTAAACCTTCAATTGCTAATCTCAAGAAGCTGAACGAGATTAAAATGCAGTTGAACATGAGCCTATTATCCAAAGAGTATATTGGTTCTGTAAAGGAATATGTAAAACAATTCCAGACAATAGCAGCTCTTCAGAATACTTCATTCGGAGTAAAGAAAACTGTATCTAAAGTTATCACTGAAACAGCAATCGATAATACTCTTAATACATTAACTGGAAAAGGATATACTGATACTGTTGTAAGTAAATTGAGAGAGGTTATCCAGACTTCCATCACATCCGGAGGATCCTATAAAGATTTAACAGTAAACCTTGAAAAACTAATTATTGGAGATGAAGAAAAACAAAGTATAATCAAGAAACAAGTTCAAACTCCGGTTGTAGATGCTTTGAGTATATTTTCGGCTGAACATACAAAACTTATAACTGATGATCTGAATTATGAGTGGTTTATGTATGTAGGATCTAACAAAACAACTACCAGAGAATTTTGTGAACATCTTACTCATAAAAAATATGTTCATATATCTGAGATCCCTGAAATAGTAACCGGATTGATAGATGGCCATCAATGTAAGCTTGGAAAAAATGGTTTGCCTCATGGAGTGTTTGAAGATACTAATGCTCAAAATTTCCAAGTAAACAGAGGCGGTTATAATTGTGGACATCAGTTATATCCGATATCCAAGGAACAAGTTCCTCTTTATCTCCGGATGAAGTTTGAAAAGAACCTTGGACAAGATGCAAGAAAAGAAGAGTTCAACAGGCTGAATAATGATCCTCAATATACCAATGTAGAATACAATAATCAAGGAGGAGTTAAAGCTACTCATAAAGATCATTCATTTGCTCCGAAAAAAGGACATTATGAAAAAGAGGTTCAGGATATATTATTCAAAAATGGAGATGTTATGATTCTCGATAATGAAAAAGGAGAACCAGGACAAAAGTTCTCTGATGGTTATCTCAATGGATTGAAAGCAGATATAAAGACAATAGAAGGATCCGGAAAGAATACTATCAAGCGTAAATTCCAGGAGGCTCAATCTCAAGAAGCTGAATCTGTAATATTGTATTTTCCAGATGATAAGTTATACTCTATTGATCGTATCAATTCAGGATTTGCCATGTTCACAGGCCAATCAGAATATCAGTTCAAAGAAGTTATATATATAGTAAATGGGAAAATATTCAGATATAAATAAAGCCGTTGCAATATTACTATCACAACGGCCAGCGCACAACGTGGGAGCATAAGCTTTACCCACCCTGTATCACAAAGATATAACTGTTTTTATGAGAAAACAAAATAATTCGCACAATTTTGGAAATCTATTTGATTATTTAATAATCTATTTGATTATATTTGTGAAGGATTTATTTATAAACAAATTAATTAGTTGTTATGTCAAAGGGTAAATACATTAAAGTTACAGATGCAAATAATAAATCATCTGTTGTTATGGCCACAAACGAGGCTTTTTATAAGTCTCAAGGCTATCAAATAAGTGAACCAACTCAAGAAGAGATTGAAGAATACTTTCCTTCAGCAAGAGTTGCAACAGCTCCTGTTCAGAAAGTTGATACATCCGGAGTTGAATCTGAACTTCAGCAAGTGAGAACGGATCTTGAAAAAGAGAAAGAAGATCATGCTGAAACTGCTAACAAATTGAAGGTTGAACAAGGCCATCATGCAGATACAAAGGAAGCTCTTGATTCTGCTAAATCTGAACTTCAGCAAGTGAGAACGGATCTTGAAACTACTCATGGTCAATTTGAAGCCTCTAAATCACAATATGAGTTTGAACTTGATAAACTTCAAAAGGAGCTTGACAAGCTGAAGAAGAAAGCGTAATTAATCACAAAAATATATTTCACTATGAAACTTGGAGATTTTCTCAATAATCAGGCGACTAAACTAGGGTTGCAAAACGATCCGGCACTCATAGCCATATTGTCAAACTCAGAACTTGCAAACAAGGATATTCCAGATTCATTTGCAAATCCTCTTGATCAAGGCCTTATGTCTCTTGATAGTGCCAAAAACAATTTTGGTCTGAAGAATCACTTTTCAGCCACAATCTTAAATGCTGTTGATGCAAGATTGCTTGATAGTCTTGATCTGGATGAAGAAACTCTTGCTGCTGTTCAAGCAGAAAAGAACTCATATAACAAGATCGATATTATTAAGAGTGCATTGAAAGGCCAGATTGAAAAGCTGAAAACAGGAGATCCAAACGACAAAACCAAGAAAGTAGAAATTGAAAAGCAAATTGGAGAACTCAATGCTCAAATTGCTACTCTCAAAGAAACAAATTCAAATACAGTCAATGATTTGAAAGCTCAACATGATAGTGAGATCAAGAATCTTGTTTTCATGAATCATCTGGCCGGAAAGTCATATGCAAATAAAGACTGGACTGTTGAAGATAACACTGCTTTCGCAAAAACTCTTATTGAGAATGCACTGAAAGAGAAAGGAGCTATTCTTGTAAAAGATGAAAAAGGCTTGGTATTGAAACAAGCTAATTCTCCGGATCTTGATTATTATCATGATAACAAGCCTATCTCATTCTCTGATTTTGCAGATCAGGTTCTTGCATCAAAAAAGATGCTGGCCGTAAACAATAGCGGAACTCCTCCGAATACTCCAATTCCTCCGGCTCAAGTTCCGGCAGGAAGCACTCAACAAAATACTCAGAAGTTTGATTCAGCTATGGATCAGGCCATGAGTGATATAAAACAGTAAACAATTATGTTTGATTTTATTGGATTTGTGCAAGCATTGCTTGTGAATATTCGTGTTATTGCAGGAATAAATGATCCTCAATACAAAATTACTCCGGCTGGATTCCTTCAAATGCTATTGGAGAATCCTACAACAGCTCAAATATCTAACTTAAAACAGATTCAGAACGGACATGAGAAAGATCTGAAAGTAAGATATATACAGCGTGGACTGGAAAGCGATGTAACGGATGTGGATGATTGTGAAACTCCTATTACTCCAGACTTTAAAGAAGCTACCATTGGAAGGCCTCTATTCTCTAAGATAGGTATTTATATTTCAGATGAAACAATGCGTAAATATCAGGATGAAGCAAGCCAAACTTTGGCTGTTGGAACTCCTGCTGTTCCATTGATGAAAGGCCTGTATGAAACAATGCTTGTAAAACTACAAGGATTGATTCAAAAAATAGATGGAAATCTTCTTGCTGCTCAAGCGACAAAGTGGGGTGTGAATGTAGCAACAGGCTCAAATGCCCCTCAAACTATCACATTTAGCAATACTCCATCAATGAATGATGGGATTGTAAAGCTTCTCATGGATTATCAACTCAATGAAATGGTAGGAACTCCAATGATAGCCGGAAATGGAGCTATACAAGCTTATAATGTTCTTCAGTCATTGAAAACAGGAACAGATATTGGAGGATTTGGAGCAAACTCTTTCAAGGTTTATCCGGATCTGAATTCTGTTAGCAAGTGGGGTGCAAATCATTTTGGAGTTTTTGCTCCTGGATTAAATGGATTTGTTGATTTCAATAAGAATGTTGGATCCTTTGCAGGATTAAGAGGAGGCTCCATGTTCTTTACTATTCCTATTCCGGTTCAACTTGCAAATGGAACATTATCTTCTCTTGTTCTGGATGCTCAACTCAAATATGAAGATTGTCCAATTTATGATGATCAAGGAGCAAAAGTTGCTGATAGAGGCTGGAAACTGATATTGAGTAAATCTTATGGATTATTCAATGCTCCGGATGATATGTTTGCAGCAGCAGACAGGCTTGCAGGAGTGAACGGATCATTCCATTATATAGGAGCGACTCAGGATGGGACGATTGTAGCTCCAGCTGCTGGTTCTGTTTGGCCGAATACATAATAATTTCTGAAGTGGACTGTTTAATTGGTTTCATAGGTTTGTCAAGTAGTATTGGGGTTTCAGATTCTGGTCTGTACCTCAATACTCTTCCTAATATCAATATTGTATCTGTAAATAAGATTGCTGATGAAGATCAACATGATTATGATCAGGTTATGAAAGATATTGAAGCCAGGGCAATCAACCGTTTAAGAACTCAGTTTATAATTGAACTGAATAGATGTTACAGGGTTAGTAAAAGGGAAATAGCAGAATGTTTAATATGTGAAAACAAAACACTTCTTGCTGTAGCCCTTCAATATCTGATGGGAGCCGAGATGATGATTGAAAGAATCAATTCTTCACGAATCAATAAATATACTACCCTTGATAAAATAACGGCGCAAAAAACACGGATAGAATTTGAAGAGCGATTCAATACTGAGCTACATGTTGCCATTATGGGAATTGACATTGAAAACTCGGATTGTTTTGAAAACAAGACTCCGGATCATAAAGGTTTTATTACTGTTGTAGAAACCACACCATGATTGATATTTCAATAAATAACGCTTTGGGAGAATTATCAGATAAGCTAAATTCATTTGATAAGGATGAACTTTGCAATGTGGTCGCAACAAATATTCTTCCTTTAATTAGGGTCAGGGTACATGCTCAAGGTTTAGCTTCAGATGGAACTCCGATCGGAATATACTCCAAAGGCTATATGAAAGTCAGGACCGGAAATTACCCTGAAACGATATTAACAAAGGGAAAACACAAAGGACAACCAAGGACGATTTATAACCGATCAACAGATACTAAAGTGATTTTGTCATTGACTTCTCAGATGGAACAGGACATGAAAGTAGTTCAAACTGAGAATGGTTACGGTATAGGTTATTCTAATGAATTCAATTACAATAAGGCAATATGGAATCAGATCAGATATAAGAAAGATATATGGGATTTGTCTGTTGATGAATTGAATACAATGGAGTCAATATCAGAAAACTACGCAAATACAAAGTTGAATGATTGAAGATGTAGCAAATAGCATAAACTATAACATTAAGAGTAGAGCTGAAGAAATATGCAAATGCAATAATTCTTTACTATGCGGATTGGCATCGCCTATTTTAGTAAGGTCTATGGATGAAGATGATCAGGTTGCATTCCCCGCTGTTATTAATAATGATGGAGAATGCAAGTATGTTTTTTCTGATGATGATTATTCTTTTGGTATTTATCATAGAATCATTAATAGAAGCTACTCTCAAAACAAACAAGGTTATGGAGATACAAACTATGATGTTGCTATTGATGAGATAGTCCTTATCTGCTGGGGATTCAGAAATCAGTTAAATATGGATGCTCTTAGTTTTGAAAATCAGATCATAGTTCCGGCATTGCCTAAAGAAGCTCTTCTTATTCAATCAAACTTTGATCAGTTCGGTGTTTTCAATGGAGAATTTAAGAATGTCATTTATAATCTTATACCTGAACAATTCTTATTCTCAGTAAAATATAAAGTCCAATATGTTTTCAATCGAAAATGTATGGAAATAAACGAATCAAATAAATGTCAATAATATAAAGTTATGGCTATTGTATATAAAAAATGTGTTGCAGATGGGGGTATTCCCGAATACATGTGCGATCCGTGTGTGACAGGAGAACATGGGAGGGTCCGAGGTGCTGCATATATCGATAAATCTTTAAAAGAGTTGATTGACGCAGAATCTACAACTCCCGGAGTTAAAAATATAGAATCTAAAGAATGGTGGGAAACACAGATTCTGGCCGGTTTAATAAAAGTTATTCCTACTACAAGAGGTACTTATGACGGAGGTACTTCAAATATGATAACAGGATTCGGAGATCAGAAGGAAGTTAAATCGAGCAAAACACATAGTCTTGTTTTTAATGATCCTAATCATGCTGGTAATGATGATTTTTATCAGGCAATTGAAGATAATGCTGGTAATTATCTCATAGCATGGAGAACTGAAACTGAACTTCGTGTAAGCACCGAGCCTCTTTCAAATATTGATGCTCAAGATGCAGTTGAAGAAGATATTGATTCTTATGTAACATGGCAGGTAACTAATACATGGGATCAGAAAGGGTCGAAAAAGAACGTTCCTATCTATAATCTTGGGGATGTGAAAGATGTATTCAATTGTGTTGATAAAGAAGAATCAACCCCCGGATAAATACTATCGATTATAACTAAAGGAAGGAACTAAAGTTCCTTCCTTACTAAAAGTATCATCTAATGGAAAAATATCAAGGAGAGGATATTGGATTCTCTATAAAAGTGTGGACAGATAATAATAAAACTGATTTGGTAAATCTGGATGATGTTTCAGAAATAATTATCTATGTCTATACGGATGGGTGTAAAAAGGCGATGCTTTCAAAAACTGATAAAAGCGGTTATTCAAAATTATCGAAAGTATCAAGTACAGAATATTCTGGAATTATCGATTCATCAATAACGAAATTGATGGCTCCCGGATCGCTAAGTATTGAAATAAATATAGCCGAAAATGAAGCTTCTGTTTCTGATGGGAAATGGAACTTAATACAAAGAGGCACATTCGGTGTTCTCAGAAAATCACTAGTTAAAATTGAGAGCTAATGGCTGATTTAACAAGTGCAGTTATTGAAATAGTTATTGGTGGTACCGTAATTATTTATGGAGAAGGATCTACTCCGGTAATAACTCAAACTATAACAGAAGAAACTACAACAACTCCGGCAAATAAAGCTGTATATGATAAATTTAATACAAAAGTAGATATAGCAGCTATTCGTATCGAATTGCCCCTTAACTTTTCCATCCCTCAAAAATATATTGTTGCCGATACAGGGGAGCTATCAACTTGGGGCATCGCCCGCTCAACGGAATTAATGCCGATAAAACCCGAATATCTGATACAGGCTTTAAATATAAGCAGTGTTCCTGCAAATTGTGCGTTAATAGCCTTTTATAAAGCCGATGGTACGTATATAAAGGAAGGAAGCATTATTTTAAACAGTGGTGGCGGCGCTCAGGTTATAGCCGATACAGGGTTGATAACACCTCCAGCTGAAGCCGCACAGTTCAGGATGATGTACAACAACGAAAAAGGGCTGCCCCAATTATTTATTATTCCTTCTCAGTATCTGAACGATAAAATATCAGATTTGGATAGTAGGGTTACAGTTGTTGAAAATAATCTTTCGGATAAAGTCAGTGAGTCTGACTTTGTTAATGTAAACAAAGCGGAAATGCAGATTAATTTATCGGTCATAGGCAGTCGAATAAACTCTACAGACGGCACGTTGTCGGGCGATGGTTGGTGGCGAGCGTCCGATTTTATAGCCGTCAATCCCGAATTTAAATATAATGCTACGGATTTAAGAGGTAACGTTAACATACCCAATACGGCTTGGATTGCATTCTATGATTCGGATAAAGCTTTCATAAACGAGGGTTATATACAAGTGGGTAACAGGGCAACTTTAGACGATACGGGGATAATAGTACCCCCCGTTAATGCTGCATATATGCGAGTATGCAATATGACATACCAAGCACCAAAAACAGCGAAATTCTTTTGTATTAATAACCAATACCTACAGGAACAGATTAGCGTTTTGGAAACACAAACTGATGATTTGTTCAGACTTATTCAGGATAAAATAGGGGAAGAAATATTTGTAAAAGCAAATAGAACAGAAACGTTTTTTGTTTGGTCTATTTATAGCCAAAAAATAGACGCCGAAACAGGCGAGTTATCGAATTGGGGGTCTGCACGTCTATCCGAGCCTATACCAGTTAAATACTTGTATAATGTCACTAACTTAAGCAGTGTTAATGCCAATTGCGCTTTAGTAGCTTTTTATCAGGCAGACGACACATATATTAAGGATGGTAGCGTAATTGCTTCCGGAGGACAGATAATTGCAGATACAGGTCTGATTATTCCTCCTGATGGAGCTGCATATTTCAGGATGATGTACGATAAGAGCAGACAGACCGAACCTCCTAAATTATATGCGTTATCTAATCAAGCTATTATTGATTCAACAGGGGCAAACAGACAGATAAGGAATATTGGCGACAGCATCGGCAACCAAATAGGGAGTAAATTAAGATCAATCACTCCGATCGACGGGCATAGAGTCATCGATGATGCCATTGGGGGCGAAAGTTGCCTCGATACACTTGCACGACTCGGGGCGGTTCCATATGTTGTAAAGCCATTTACGATTGCTGCCGATACCTCAGAGGTAACAGTTGAAATATCGTCTTTACAAAGCTATAAATACGAATATGACACGGATACAGGCGAGATAACAAGCGAGGGAGGAGATACCCGAATATATCCTTTCGGTACAATGAATTGTGAAATAGCAGGGGTTAAGGGGCGTTTTTCATTTACCCGTAATTCTTCAACATTGGTTTCGGATGTAACCTTCAGGCGTGACGTTGTGGGAGATGCTATTGAAATAACACAACCTACTATTGTAATACCAACAGATTCGGACAGAAACGTCATACTCGTTGATTTTATGGGTACAAATACGGGTTGGAAAATAGACACATCAAATGCCCCTAGTACACTAGCAACATTAAAAGATGCTGATAACCTTGTAAATCAATACCGAAAAATTGCCGATTGGATTCGACCGACTAGTAACGACTTTGTTTTCTTGGGTTTTTATATGACGGGTATTGTCGGAAATCTCGGCTGGCAAAAAGCAAAGGAATGGTTTGAATATTTCGAAAACGAAATGAGAAAAGAGTTCGGTCTCAATTATATCCCCGTGCGTGAATATTTAATGACTTACGGATGGAAAGACGCAGGGGTAATCCTTACAGCTGATGACATAACCGATATAAATCAGGGCAAGGTACCACGTAGTGTATTAAGCGATGATGTTCACTTAACCAATGCTGCATCGATTGCTTTAACAAATAAAGTTCTCGACCGATTACACGAACTTGGTATAATAAACAAGATTGACAAAATACCAATGGAATAAAAAACCTCCCGACTCTCAAAAGGGCTGCAACCCTTAAGAGTTGAGAATACGAAAGGTATGAGCTTTCGCATCTACAGCCGAGAGGCTAATCAAATGAATTGATTTTACTAATGATGCAAAGTTAAAATAAAATGAATAACGATTTAATAAGATTGAAGGAAGATATGATACTATTTATAGATTCTCTGTTAAAAGGCGATTACACAACACTAAAAATTAAACTGGCTATTGTAGGTATTATGTGGCTGTTTGTATTAGCTGCCATCATCGTGGACCTTAGAAGCGGATATAGTAAAGCAAAACAACGGGGCGAAGCACGTAATTCATACGGATTG